TAAAACAATTCATCCTATGATATAATATTTAGTTTTCTTTAAACTGAAATAATTATAAATTTACGATTATACTTAAAAAATAGCATTATACGGTTTTATACGGTTTTAATCAACAGTTAACTAACCCCCCCTGATATTCCAATTACTAAACATGGTCCAATTCCCCATGTCGCGATCGGATTAGTAGATGAAGTAAATCTTCCCATTCCAACAAATTCAGTTCTATTTTCTAAATTTGGCGGTAATTTTATAAAAGAACCAGAATGAATAACTGGAATCCTTTCTATAATTTCTTCGAAATCCATTATATTTATTATATATAATATTATTATGTGTGGAATAATCGGATTTTTAGGAAAACAAAACTCAATCCCCTTTTTAATTCAGGGGCTCAAATTATTACAAAATCGCGGGTATGACAGCGCCGGAATAAGTGTTTTAGCCGGCGAAATCCATACCATTAAATACGCATCCACTGATGCATTAGACTCCATTAAGAAGCTTGAAGAAAACATCGCACTTTTACCGGAGGAGCATAACAGTGGAATTGCGCATACGCGATGGGCCACTCATGGAAGGAAAACTGACGAAAATGCGCACCCACACCACTCAATGGATAAAACGATTTCCGTTGTTCATAATGGAATTATCGAAAACTACTTACAAATAAGGGAATTTCTAACAAAAGAGGGGTTCATATTTAGTAGCACGACGGATACCGAAGCTATCGCCCAATTATTCCAGTATTATTTGAGTAAGCACGACCTGATTTCCGCAATTGAGAACCTCTGTAATACATTACACGGGACGTGGGCCTGTTTGATTCAGTGTGTCGCTCATCCTACGAAGCTCATCGCTTTGCGAAATGGGAGCCCACTTCTGTTTTCTAAAACGGATGATGGCTATTATTTCACCTCGGAAGTCAGTGGATTCCAGAATAAAGTAGATACTTACCGCATAACGACTGATAAATCATATCATATTTGCGATTATACTACTGACGCAGTTATAACAACCTCAATTAAGCACGGAATCAATTATAATGAGTTGGACAGTAGCTTCCATCAGATTGACAAGCAACTCATCGATTTAAGTCCGGATCCGTATCCCCATTGGATGATTAAAGAAATTTACGACCAGATAAGCGCAAGTGCGAGAGCGATAAATAACGGGGGTCGCCTTAGTGGAGAAATGGGAATAAAGCTGGGAGGATTAGAGGAACATCGGGATACTTTACTCAAATACAAGAAGGTCTGTTTTCTCGGATGCGGGACCTCTCTTCACGCCGGAATGTATGGTAGCGTCTATTTTAACCGGTTTGGTATCCAGACGCGCGTATGCGACGCCAGTGAATTCTATGAATATAATATTGATTCTGATTCTCTTTACGTTGTTTTATCACAGTCCGGAGAGACGAAAGATGTTCATCGGGCGATGGAGCTCATTCAGAAGAGGGGGGGTGTAATAGTTGCGGTTGTGAATGTGGTTGAATCACTTATTGCGCGTGAGGCCACATGCGGTGTTTATATAAATGCCGGAAGTGAGAAGGCCGTCGCATCCACTAAGAGCTTCACGAATCAGGTCATTGTTTTATGCTTGATTGCGATGTGGTTTTATAAAAACGGGGGAGTTTATACAAATGAGAAAGATGAATTGTTTTCGCGGTTGCGGTCCGATTTATTGGAGTTATCTGACGCAATTCGGATGACGATTGATTCATGTATCGAGCCCGTCCGTAAAATAGCGGAAGTATTACACAAAAAAGAGCATATGTTCTTATTGGGACGGGGGTCTTTATACCCAATCGGATTAGAGGGCGCACTCAAAATAAAGGAGATTTCCTATATACACGCGGAAGGTTTCTGTGGGGGCGCACTCAAACATGGGCCTTTCGCACTTATTGAAGAGGAGACTCCCATTTTTATACTGTCAAATGATGATTCCAATGCGCAGAGGATGGAGAGCGCAGGAGAAGAGGTCTCATGTCGTGGAGCCCACGCAATTTTGATAACGAATGAGCCCAAGCTTTTCAAGAACACGGTCTATAAATATATGATTTCCGTTGTTAAAGTGAGGGAATTATCGAGTCTTCTGGCGGTTATCCCGTTCCAATTACTATGTTATGAAATCGGTCTCAAAAAGGAGGTCTCAGTAGACCAGCCGAAGTCATTAGCGAAAGTTGTAACCGTAGATGGATAATTCTACAATCAGCTATGTAAGTTTTTTATAAAAAAATATATATTATTTTTTTATTGTAAAATATTTCATTTTGGAAAAATATAATCTTTCAGAATAATACTGGAATGGAAAATTTAGAGCTTCTTCTCCAACCCAACATAAATCGACATGTTTTGCTTCCGATACAGTATCCTACGCTATTCAAGCAGTATAAAGATGCGACGGCAACATTCTGGCGTCCCGAAGAAATTGATTTGACGCGCGATAAGAATGACTGGGAACGCCTTACTGCGAATGAGCGAAGATTTATCAAATATGTCCTCGCCTTTTTCGCATCCAGCGATGGGATTGTTATGGAAAATTTGGCGGAGCGTTTCATGTCGGAAATACAAATTCCAGAGGCGAGGGCTTTTTATTCTTACCAGATATTTATTGAGCAAGTCCATAGCGAAACTTACAGTCTCCTCATTGATACATATTGCGACGACGCGGAAGAGAAGAAGTTCCTCTTTCAGGCGACGCAGAATGTCCCCGTCGTCGCAAAGAAGGCGGATTGGGCATTGAAGTGGATATCTGATTCGACCGCGAATTTTGGGAAGAGGCTGGTTGCTTTCGCTTGTGTGGAGGGAATCTTTTTCAGTGGCAGCTTTTGCGCGATTTTCTGGTTGAGGAAGCGTGGTCTGATGGCGGGCCTCACATTCAGTAATGAGCTAATCAGTCGTGATGAGGGTATGCACACTGATTTCGCGGTGTCTCTTTATCAAATGTTGGCGAACCGGCTGACACAAGAGGAAATATATGAGCTTGTAGGAGAGGCGCTTCAAATAGAGAAGGAGTTCATTTTGGAGGCGCTTCCGTGTAGTCTTATTGGAATGAATGCTGAGCTAATGAGCCAGTATTTGGAGTTCGTGGCCGACCGTCTAATTGTTCAATTAGGGTATGAGCGCTATTGGAAAACGGAGAATCCGTTCGAGTTTATGGAATTGATAAGCTTGCGACCGAAGTCGAACTTCTTTGAGAACCGCGTCGGTGAATACAGAAAAGCGGATGAGGGAGACTCATTGGAATTGATTGAGGATTTTTAAGGTGAATTATTATTTTCTACACGAATCGTAATTTTTTATAAACCACGCAATTGTTGTGGAAATACCTTTTTCAATTGGAGTAAATTGAAAATTTGGTAAAAATTGCGCGAGTTTTGTATTATTCGCAGTTTTCTTAAATTGACCATCTGGTTTTTCTTTATCAAATGACATATTGTCGCAGTAATTAAATTCTTTCGCGATACACGATGCTACATAATGTATCGATTTTTCATCACTTTCCGGAACTGAAAGAATAATCGGGTCTAATTGATAATAATTTTCCAAGGTCCATAAAATAAGTTTGGCTAAATCTTCGGAGTAGATAAATTGTCGCAATGGATTTCCACTACCAGCGATTACAAATTGTTCATTATTCTGTTTAGCTAAATAACATTTATGTATCAACGCTGGAATAACATGCGAATCTTGTAAATTAAAATTGTCGTAAGGTCCGTAAATATTTGTTGGAATGACGCAAATGAAATTATCATTATATTGCTCCTGATACGCCCTTGATTGAACTTCCAGCATTCTTTTTGCGTAAGCATAAGCATCATTTGAAGTATGAGGAGGACCATTATGAAGCATTGTTTCATCAATTGGATACGTAGTTTTATCTGGAAAAATACAAGTAGATAAACAGCTTATAACCTTCTTAACTTTAATTTCATGACAAACTTTAAGCACATTTGTATTGATAATAATATTTTTTTCGAACATATCTACTTTATAGGCCATATTTTTGAATAATCCGCCTACACACGCGGCCAGATGAATAACATAATCTGGATTAAAAGTGGAAAAAGTAGAAAATGTATTCGTATAATTAGTTAAATCACAATCATTCGAGGAAAGAAAAATAAAATTGTAATCATGGCAATAATCCAGTGATATATTTCGAATAGCAGAACCTACTAAACCGGAACCTCCGGTAATCAATATAGTTTTCATTAAATATACTAAACAAAAGATATATAGTTATTATTCGCGGTTGAAGTGAAAATTGATAGTAAATTCTGTGATTTTTTATATGGTATATAAAAATGGAACGATTATCACAATTATCACAATTTCAACTTGGAAATTTATCAATTATTGAAATTCGCCAAATTATTTCTGATTTGGCGAATAAAGATTTTGATTTTTCAATTATTGATATTGAAAATCTTTTCCGTATTCTCTTTAATTTGACTCAAAACATCGACAAAAACGTGCTTTTTGGAGATGAATTTGTGGCCATGATTAGAAAAATTATTGACCATTTTATGAATCGCGATATTTCACGACATGTCGTATTGCTTCTTGAATCAATATTCAAATCACTTTCACGTGAAAATTGCGATGCGTTAGTGGATGATGCGTTTGTTCAATTTGTCGTCAAATTCATGAGATGGACAAAAGGAGGAGTCATCATTGTTCGAAAATACGGTGCTCTTGCGATGCGCATTTCTGTTGTTTGTCCAAGTAGGATTCCGGAGTTCATTGAATACGTAGATATCACGCAAGTGAAAAAGCTGGTTAAAGATTCTGAAAATGACATCGAGACAAAGTTCGTAATATATAATTGGATTTATCACATTTCTAATCAACCTTGTGGAATCGAATTTATCTTGAAAGAACCGGACTATTTCACGAAAATCCTGTGCGAACTGGTCAAAAACACGACTCTCCAAATCTTTTTCCAAAAGGCTGTCATGGCTCTTGAAAATCTATTGCGTTTGGGGAATCCAGTGGTTCAAGAAGTCGCTCGGTCAGAAATCACTGAGTGCATCCCAAATATGACGAAAGTCCATTTTCCTCCGGATTTGAAAGAAAGATGGGACCGCGTTCAAAAAATGTTTTAATTTCTTTTGAAAATTATAAAAATTGATGGTAAAAAAGAGACATATTTTTATTGTTTAAGCAAACAATGACCATCATTATATCACCATTTGATAATATCAAAAATTCTATCAGAACAAATAGTTCTGCGAAATGGTCAGAAGATTTTTCCTTGATAGACAACAACAAAATGCTGATTAATTTTCCGTATGGTTGTACGAACTGTCAAGGAGGCGGGTGTGGTATTTGTATTCCTCGCTCTTAATTAAGTATTATCATTGATTTTTTTTCTAACACTTTATTATGTTTAGTGTTAAAAAAAACACATATTTAGAAAAAAAATCGATAATAACACATAATTATAAATATCCAAAATGCTTAAAACAAATAAGCAAATATTCAATAAAATTCGCAAATCCCAAATTTTTTATTGATAATTTACAATTATTAAATAATCATAGAAATGTATTATTTTGTTATAATTTCCCAAATTTAAATATAATTGATGACTACGGTCTATTATTTATGTTTAAAATATATTCGTTATTTGAAAAAAAGAAATGTTATATTGTAGAAATTCCATATTTTAATAAAATGACATATATTTTTAACAATGATATAAGTCAAGAAGAAATTTATCGCCATATAGTTATTCAATCATGTCGCTCAAATAATCAATATATAAATATAACAACAGAAGAACGTAATATTATTGATTCAATACTTCTATATGAGAACATAGATTATGATAAAAATAAGGATAAACTATTTTATTATTATTTAAGAACAATAATCAAGATAAGTCAAGACTATAATGTAAAAGAAAGTAAATATTTAGATAAATATAAACTAAAAATAGATTTTTTAAATGTAAAAAAATATTATAGAAATCTAGAGAAATTCCTCAAAAAATATTGGGATGAATTATTAAAAGAAAACCCCCATTACGAGGCCGATATGAAAAAACAGTTTGATATCAATTACAGATCACTCATGGAAAAAATCGACCATTTTATGAAAAGTCCCGAATATAAATCATACCGACGCAAAATCCATATTAAACCATTCAAGTTCCCTCTTAAAAAATTCTTTGGTTCCGAGAAACAACTCCAATACAAAATGTTCTCCGACCTCATTGACGAATTCAAAAAAACTGACGACTACCGACTGGCCTAAAAAACAATATAAAAGAATTTCGCTATTTATATTGAAAATTATGACTATGATAGACGAATACATAAACTATCAGTTAGAAGCTGAGAAAAAATACGGGAAAGACACAATCGTATTTTATGAAAACGGCTCCTTCTATGAAATATACGGCGTGGATAATGAAAAGGAGCGCGTCGGACAACCGAAGCGCGTCAGCGAGATACTGAATATCGCGATGACCCGCAAAAACAAGAAAATATTAGAGAATTCACGGAAAAATCCATTACTTGTAGGTGTCCCAGTCGCCCACGCCGAAAAACATATCAAGGCCCTTATTACCAGCGGGATGACCATAGTTTATGTCGAACAAACTACGGCGCCCCCGAATCCGGAGCGCCGTTTGACGCGGGTCCAGTCGCCCTCGATGTATATCGCTGATGAATACAAAACAGTTAATAATTATATGCTGTCGATTTATTTTGAGGTCGTGCGGGACCGGCTTGGGAAGGCGAATCTGGTCGCCGGTTTGAGCGCCTTCGATTTGACCACTGGGGACGGTATCTTCTTTCAAACGCAATCGCTTAATAATGACTTCGAAATCGTATATGAGGACATATTCCGTTTTATGGAATCGATTGACCCGAAAGAGGTGGTTATCAATATTGAGCGCGCATTCGAGGTGGCCGTGGGCGACATCGAGTGTCATCTTGAATTATACCGCCGGAAATACTATATTCGCAAATTGAAGGCGGACTACACGCGCGTAGTTTATCAAAATGAGATACTGGCCCGCGTTTTTGAAAACAAGTCATTATTATCCCCATTGGAGGCAATGAACTTGGAATTTCAACCGATGGCAACAATGGCCATTATGCTATCACTCGATTTCATTTTTGACCACGACGAGCGCATTCTCCGGTCCCTCAAAGCGCCGAGGGAGTGGCAGGAAAAGAAGCATCTCATTCTCAATAATAATACGCTCTACCAGCTGAATATCGTGCGCGACGAGATGGGCGGGGGAAGCTGTCTTTTTAACATTTTGGATGCGACAAAAACCCTGATGGGCCGGCGCTTACTCAAATCGTGGATGCTCAACCCCATTATAAATCCCCTGATACTGGCGAAAAAATACGAAATATTGGAGCGAGTAATCGCCGGCCAATATTGGTTGCGATACGACAAGCTCCTCAGTTCAATAATCGATTTAGAGCGCTTTTTTCGCAAGATGAGCATCGGCTACCTACATCCCCACGAGATGGCTACATTCGAGTTCTCCCTAGACGCAATCAAGACTATACTCGAAATGACGGACTTTTCAATGGAGGACAACAATTTTATGGACACTTTCGCAATGGACGGGAGCGGATTCATGGAATTCTACCAGAAATTTTATAATACATTCGACCTCGAAATAATGGGGACCTTCAATTTGAACGACATAACCCAATCATTCTTCAAGAGGGGGGTCATCCCTGAGCTGGACGAGGTCCAGAATCTCATCCAGATTGAGCGCAAATTCTTGGAAGAGGAGGCCGTCCGTTATAGCCGGATGATTGACCCCGCGAAGACGGACTGTGTCAAGATGGAATCGAATGAGAGGGACGGCTACTTTTTGAAAACGACATCCAAGCGCGGAGAGGCCCTCGCAAAGAAGATTGGGGCCGATAAGATACGGGCGACGGGGGCCAATATAAGCCGGATTGTCGCGAGGGAGCTCGATGAATCGAACGAGCGCCTTTTAAGGGCGGAAGTGGAGATTAAAAATAGGGTGCGTGATAAGTTCGTGGAGTGGTGTTGCGCCGAATACCGCGCATTCGAGGCCGTCTTCGATAAAGTGGTCCGATTTATTTCGACTGTTGATATGACTGTTAGCATGGCGAAAGTGTCCAAGGAGAACGCTTATAGTAGGCCTGTCATCGTCCAGAGGGAGAGCAGTTTCCTGTCGATTCGCGGGTTGCGCCACCCGATTATTGAGAAAATCAATCAGGACACGCTTTATATCCCGAACGACGTCCATTTGGACGGGGACGGGATGCTTCTATATGGGCTAAACGGCGGTGGAAAATCGTCGCTATTGAAGGCTGTGGGTCTGGCCGTTATTATGGCCCAAATGGGGATGTATGTCCCCGCGGAAAATATGGAGTATTTCCCATTCAAGACGCTCTACACGCGCATTATGGGGAACGACAACATTTTTCGGGGGCTGAGCAGTTTCGCCCTTGAAATGACTGAACTTCGGACGATTTTACAGTATTCGAACAAGAACTCGCTGATTCTCGGGGATGAGATATGTCGCGGGACCGAAATGGACAGCGCCGTCTCGATTGTTAGTAGCGCGGTCTCCATTTTGTGCGGGAGAAAGGCTAATTTCCTGTTTGCTACCCACTTACATAAATTACACGAGATTGATGTGATACAGGAGTGCGTGGATGCGAGGAGGTTGCGTCATTTCTATATCGACCTCCAAATTGAGAACGGGAAAATTTTATTTGGGAGGAAGATATATGAGGGCGTCGGGAGGAAGCTGTATGGTCTAGAAGTGGCGGAGCATATTGTTGAGAACGATGAGTTTTTGCGGATTGCGTCGAAGGTGCGGAAGCAGTTGGTCGAATGCGCGGACGAGATTGTGTCATCGAAGAAGAGCGCCTATAATGAGAGCGTCTATGTAAGCGAGTGCTCTATATGTCATTCAACAAGCGATTTGGAGGTTCATCACGTGAGCAGTCAGAAGTTCGCGGATTGCTCGGGGAATATTGATTACTTTCATAAGAACCATCGGGGGAATCTGGTTGTTCTTTGCGCGAACCATCATCGCGAGGTTCATAATGACGGGATTGAGATTCGCGGATGGGTGAGCAGTAGCGTTAGTAGTCAGGGGGGCGACCGCAAGCTGGACTGGGTAGAGAAGAAGGTTCATATCAATACTGCGCCGAAGGGGGAGAAGTTTGATGAACACGTGGATAAAATAATGGAGTATAGACACTTGCTTAAAAATGTGGGGATAATGACAATAAAGCAAAAGATAAAGAAGGACTTAAATCTTGAAATTTCAAGAGATAAATTGAAGCAAATATTCGCCGGTTCAGATGGCTCTAATTGCTGATGATTTTCTTACCGAATCCCTGCTGAGCTGGACCCTGCTGTTGCTGTTTGAGAATCTTCTGGACGTTGGCGATGTTGAGCTCGACTTCGTCTGCTTTGGATGCGGTGTCTTCTGGCGCGCTTCCACCTGCGACCTGCTTGGAAAGATGATTGACGCGCTGGTTCAACTTCTGATTCTCAATTGCTAAACCGGACGTAATATTAATGAGTTGCTGGACGGCCTTCTCAATAATAGTTAATTTCATTTCAAGTTGTTTGCTCATTCGACCCTCGTTGATGTGCATAATTATCTATTCTATAGAATAAAATCCTCTAAATTAAACGAAAACTGGAAAAAGTGATTTTTTCAATTTAAAAATATAATCATATATAAAGATAATATGATTATTCCAATAAGATGCTTTACATGCGGAAAAGTTCTCGGTCATTTGTGGGAACCGTATATCGAAAAATTACAAGAAGGAACCAGCAAGGAAATGTTGGAGAAAGAGAAGAAGACTCTGGTTATCGGGGTCGGAGAGGACCTTCCTAAATCAACGGAGTGTCGCGCAATGGACGATTTAGGAATTGAAAGATACTGCTGTCGAATGACGATGATGGGAACTGTTGATTTGACGGATGACATCGTGAAAAATTAGGTTGCTGTGTTGGTTTTTAGTTTTTGTTAAAGATTTAATTTTATTTTTGTAAAATTAAATCAAATTATTTATAATTTATTTACGTCCTTTGGGCTTTTTGGTGGATGACTTTGCTTTGGATTTGGACTTGGACTTTTTGGTGGATGATTTTGCTTTTGATTTGGGTTTAGGTTTTCCACCAAATGATAGTTGTGAGTTTGCTAGTTGATCGATTGCTTGTGGTTGCATTAATTGGTTAGGACTGTTTCCTAAAGTAGTAGGTTCAGAAGCTGGAACTACACGTTGTGAATGTGTTTCAATAACTTTACTTATTATTGTATTTGTCTTACTGTTGTTATTTGGAATGTTACTTTTATTCATAGTATCATAAATTTGAATTAATTGTTTTGCTTCTTCTGGTTCATGATGGTATGTACGAAGAAAACTCTTTTTTTCTTCTTCATTCATAGCTCCACCCTTATGTTTTCTTGCCTTTCCCTTAGACTTAGGCTTAGACCTTGACCTCGACCTCGTTCTCGACTTCGACTTCGATTTCTTCGCACCGCCAGTCTGAGACATCGTATCATCAGGCATTTCTCGTTCCTCACCACTTTCACCACTAACAGCATCCAAATACTCAACAGTGTGATGGCCGTCGCTTCCACCGCGCTGTTTTCTGGAAGAACTTCTCTTACGAGCGCCACCAGTCATTTCCTCTTCCGTCTTAACTTCTTCACCACCGCGCTGTTTTCTGGAAGAACTCCTCTTACGAGCGCCACCGCTCATTCTTGAAGTGAAACTTTCCATTTCCTCCGTCTTTGGAGTAGTATCCGCCATATCATCCGCACCACCACGCTGTTTTTTAGAATCCTTACTCTTACGTAAATAATTGTCGGTTCTATCAAGCGCAAGTAAACCGGCTGCGGTTACAAAATTCTCCCAACCAGCAGGAGCAAACAACTCGGAAACAGTTCCTAAAAAGTTTCCACCCCTCTTCGTTTTCTTCTTTCCAGAAGTAGTTTTCTTCGTTCCAGAAGACTTCTTCGCAGGAGCCCTCTTCTTAGCAGGAGCCCTCTTCTTAGCGCCGCCATCTAACTCGAAAAATGACATCTTTATAATATTGTAAAGATAATTATTTTATAATAATTCACCATATCTTTTCTTCTCAATATGATAAAGTTCAAAATTCATATC